GCGCTAGCAGGATCAATATTAATACTTAAAATTTTAACTAGGTCTGTAATAGTATTGCTTGATACAGTGTCATAAATTTTAATATCGTTATTGAAGTAAAAACTAATTTCTTTTTCACTTTCAAAAACGTATCGCATTTCTCTTGAAGTTACGGTATAATACTCGTTGTTGGTTGTGAATAGTAACAACCAGCTAGAATCTCTTTGTAAATTAGTAACATTACCTTGATTGCCTAATGTAAACACATCAGTAGTATTAAGGTTACTTTCGAATATAATTTGCCAGCTTTGGGTAGGTGCGTCATATCGCAAGCCGAACGGTCTGTTATCTGCTATTAAATCTATCATGTAAGTTCTAACAGATTGATCGATAGTTGTACTAAACTTAGGAATAACTTGTGAAATTAAAGAGCCGTCTGGCACACTTTGCGATGTAGCAATCGGACCAAGTCCGTTAATTAACCTGCCAGTATTGTTAGCAGTACCGTTGTCAGTTACTCCGACAATTTCTGCCCACAAGTATTTTACAGCACCTTTTTTCAGTGTGTTAGTTGGTTTATTTCCGTTAGTTGTATCAAAATAAGTTGATCCGGTAGGCGGTGTGAATTTAATCAATGCACCAGCAGTTACATATTTTAAATCTGTAGAAGTGTAAGAACCAACACTATAAGGTATACCAGTAGTAGCATCTCCGATATAACCTGTAGAAGCAGTACTATCATTAGTTACCGATTTCCATATAATGCTTAGGCTATTAGACAAGTATGTTACAAAGTTATTATAGTAGAAGTTTCTTAAGTTAATAGAATTTAATTCAGGAAAAATCTTATTGTATATTACACCTTCAATGTCAGACAATGTAGAATATGAAAAAATAAACTTTGATGTGTATGTTTCTTGGTAGATAATACCGTCACTGCCGTACAAATTTGTAGAACTATACTTGCCAGTTGGGTCGGTTAAATCAAAATATCGACTAATACCGCTACTAGTTCTGTTTAAAGATTTAATTTTAGTAACAGCAGTTGATGCTGATAGAGGACTAATATTATAGTCTTCACCTGTAACCATACGATTCTGAGTGTAATAAGTTGCAGGCGCATTAATTTTTACATTTGCATTAGACTCTGTACTTGTAGAATTTTGTACAGATGTTGCTAGACTAAGCGATATAGTTAATGTCTCAGCTTGATTTTGGCGAGACAAATAAGGAATGCTAACAGTTACGTTAACAATATCTGATGGGTTAATTGTGTATGACAAGCCGTTACTTACACGATAATACACTCTAAAATTTCCTAGAGGCAATTTACCAAATGTACCGTCGCCGAACGCTAAAGAAACAGCATCACTTGCTCTAGTAATAACATTATAAATTGCTGTTGATTTACCTGTTAAGTTGTTATAGATAATGTTGTTGCCAGTTAATGATGGAACTTTTGTCCATAGTTCATTTTCTAAACCAGTAGACTGATTTAATTGATATAACCATACGTCATTATTGTTAATATTTTGTGTATCAATGTCGATTGTTTGATTACTACTAGGATTGCTGACACTAAATGTACCTTGGTTTAAAGTACCTTGGGTAAAATTAAAGAAAAATCCAGTGCCTGGACTTCCGGCGCCGTAGCCGTCGTCGCTATAAACACATGCAATATTATTGGCAATCTTAGGTGGTTCTTCGTAGATATAAGTCTGGCCATTAAATGTAGTACTAGTGATCTCAAAGTCCATTGCTCTTCCAGATACAGTCTTAGTAAACCCGTATACTGGCACATCATTGTTAATAGCATTAAATCTATATTGACTAGTAGGAATATTATAGATAGTTGCTTGGTCTATTGGGTTTCCAAATTCGTTAGTCGAAGGAAGGGCTGCATTAATGATACGAATAAATTGGTCATACCAGTTAGGATTACTAGAGTCATTCCAAGTAATAAACTGTCCTGCCATATTCCTACCGTTGCTATCGACTACAGTTTCTGTTGTAGAAATAGTTGAAAATTTTAATAAACCCTGAGCAGGTTTATTTCTACTAGCATTATAACTGATCAAACGTGCTAGGCGTAATACACTATCACGACGCTCTGCTAGTTCTAAGAAGTTTTCACGAGCATTTAAATCAACACGGAATGCTACACTTTGTCCAACAAAAGCTATTAGGTCGATTAGGGCAAGATATTCTGAGGACTCAATATAATCGTTAAAATCTTCTGGAAAGTTTGTGCGAAGGTAATCGATCATTGTACGGCGTAAGTTCTCAAAGTCATAACTTTGGAAGTTAGCGTTTTTAAACGATTGGTATATTTTTTGCCAGTCTTCGGCAACTAATAAGTTATTTTGTCTATCAGTTGAACTCATTATCTTGTCCTAATAAGTGTATTTATCGAACAAAATTATATGCGTATATTATCGAGTTACCATGGCATTTTCTTGGTCAAACTTTAAAGTTAATCGCTCGCTAAGATTGTATGCTATGTACTTCAGAGTACATTCTATTTGTATTCCAGTACCGTAGCTAGTTACAACCACGTTGTAGGCTTGTACACGCGGATCAAAATTAACAATTTCATTAACGTTTTGTAGAATTAGATTCTTAACTTGGTCTGTTAAAGGCTCAAAAAGCAAGTCCCAGATTACAGTTCCGTACTTAGGCTGCATCAATCTCTCGCCCTTTCTAACATGAAAATGATTTAATATGTCTTGCTTGATTAACTCGTAATCATATAAAGCAAAATTTTCTGTATTAGTGTTTACTGTACTAAACCCTTTGTATGCCCGAGGCTGTGAAACTTCTAAAGTCTTCTTTGCTTCTAGTGTTATTTTAGAGTATAATGTCATACATCAGGTCCTTTTTGTTTCATAAACGTATCAATTTTAGCAGAGTATTGCTTCCATGCATCAGGAACACTAACAGCAGTAGCTGATTCTCTATCTGTAGAATCAGGTTTGAACATAGTTGCATCTAAATTTTCATGGTGTGGGTACGGCTCTGTTGTAGGAACACGAGCCATTATACTAGTCAGTGTTTCACCTTCTACTTCAGTTGGATTATCAATAGTTTCTAAAGGATCCGGAGCTGTAGCAGAACCTGCACTAGCGGCTTTTCCAGAATTTAAGTGTATTTGTCCGCCATCGATGTTCGTATTTGCAGCAGCTATTTCCATGTTGCCACCTGAAGTTAGTTTATTATCGCCAGTGGTATTAATATCAAGTCCGCCGCCAATTGTGATGTTTGTTTGATCGGCAATAGTTTCATCGTGTGTGCCATCTACTTGAATTGCTACATTACCGTTAACAATGCAGATCTTATCGTTTCCAACTTCAGTTTGATGCCTCTCGGCTACTTTCAAATTAAAATTGCGGCCAGCTTCCATGTTTATATCACGGTCTGCATAAAAATTAAAATCGTTCTGCGTACGAACGCTAATACTGTCTTGGGCATAGATATCAATTTTGCCGTCGCTAGTTAATTCTATCCAAGCAGTACCGCGGCTATTACTAATATAAATTAAGTCTTCGCTGTTGTGTAAAAGAATTTGATGACCAGTTCGTGTTCTAATTCTAACTAATTCATTATGAGGAATAGTTACATCGCCATCAGTTTCGCCTTGCTCGACACTAGCATAATCAGGAGGACCGTCAGTAGGTGCAGTTCTACGTAAGAATTTATCATCACCGTCGTCCATTACAAAACTACTTCCGCCCAAGTGGCTAACATAAGCATTAGGAATTTGGTGTTCTAATTTACCAATCGGTCCTTGCTTGGCTCCAGTTTGTTTGTCAAAAGGCCCAGGTGTATTAATACCAAAGACCATGCTAGGCGTTTCTCGACGAGCACTACTAGTAGTAATGCCTCGAGTATCATCTGTAAGCAATCCCTGAGTATCTAATAGATCAGCAAACGGGTGTCTTGGTTTTTTTAATTGTTCTACGTCGCCGGGAAAATTATTAATTGACTTGTTGTACTCAGCAACAGGAACTCGAGTTCCGTCGCCATCGACTACCTGTTGAGTAGCTGCAACACCAGGAATCATAAAATTCATATTTTCGTCAGGAACACATCCGATCCAGTATCCGCGTTTAGGATCACCGTCGATAAAAATTATAACAACTGTTGTGCCAACATCGGGCGGCACAAACCACATACCAGCACTTTTTTGAGTATTATCATAATCATCAGGTGCATCACCAGTATATGACACATCAGTAGATGTGTAAAAAGGCGTCATCATTTTAACTTGATGTAACTGGCCTTGCGAAGAATCGTTACCTACTGGGCGTAGAATTTCAACTTCTAGCACCCCCATATATGTTGTGTCAAGGTGGCTTACTACCTTGGCTAAAAACGGTCCAGGTCGCGAGTCGGGTTGGGCGGCTGGGGAATAGTCTTCGTTGTAATCCATTAGAATGCTGCGTCCATATCTGCACCTGTAGCTGCGCCCGGTGCGTTTGCTCCCGTGCCGTTAGCGGCAGTTGTGGTATCGGGAGCGGTTGTATTTGAGGATCCAGTAGAACTAGCTGCTGTACTAGAAGTAGTTGCTGGAGTAGATGTATTGTAAGTCTGAGACGGTTTTGATGTAACTGTTGCTTCTTGCATGTTTCTTCTAATACATTCTAAAGTTTGTGTAAACATGTTATTTTTAAAGTTGCTGGTAATGTTAGTTACTCGGTATAGTCCGCTAAATTGTAAAACGGGAGCTGACTTGCTGCCAGCACTAAAATTATACATACCAGTAGTTTGATTAATGTCAACAGGAGTTCTAAAATTGATTAGAATATCAACTTCGCCGTTTTGATAGTTAATACTGCCATCGGCATTTAAGTTTTCAAACTGTGTACCTTTAGCGGTATAATTTCCCATGCCGCTTTGTGCAAGAAAATAAGGGTCTCCAATTATATCCATCGATATGTTTACTAAATCCTTGCCGTTATTAATAGCATCATGGAATAGTCTAGCAGCTCGGGTACCCTCTGTTTCAGGGCCGCCGCCACCTTTCCTGTCTGTTTTTGCGCCAGTTGCTGTATAGGAAGCAGTAGTAGGCATTGTTCCTTTTTCTGGAGCATTACCTTTACCAGTACTAACATCTGCAACTTTCTTACCTTCAGCTCCGCCGTCGTCTGCGGCTTGCTGCACGTCTTGTGATCTCTTTAATCCGTCAGCTGCCATTAGTGTAGCAAAGCTATTTTCAATTTTAATTTCGAATCGTAATATATCAACGTTCTTACCAGTATAGATATAGTTGTATTGTTTAACTGCTTGCTTCTTAAGTTCTTCGAACCCCGGTGGTTTAACGTTTGGTGGTGCACCGGTACTGCTGTGTACCTTATAAGGAATAACTCGATAGACAATAATCTTTGGCTTAATGCCTGTTTGGGAATCGT